AACATTCATCGGTTCTTTTTCTCCATTCAATTGGTACGTTGGTTATTCAGACCAAGTGCAATTTTATTTGGATGCAGGTTCAACAGCATTCATTGGAACGACAGTAACGCAACAAGTGTTTTTAGAAGCAGGCGAAACAATTGAACCATTTATATTTGATACCGCGAGTAATGTCAACTCGTATGGTTCAACGCGCACGTTGACAATTCAACAAGCTACTTTCAAATGCGAACAATTATCAAAACCATTATTTGGAAATGAAATCGACTGGGTAGCAAATGCACCCGTTATGAAATGCAGTGATTTCGTAAATGCGATTTTTAAAGCATTCAATTTGGTAGCCATTCCAAACCAATTTAACGCGAATAAACTATCCATTTTGCCACTGCAAGAATATCTTGCGCAAGGCAACCAAAAGGATTGGAGCAATAAGATAGACATAAGCAAAGACATCGTATTAACACCAACAACGGATTACCAAGCGAGTGTAAATACATGGACATACAAGAAGTCAGATGACTATTTAAACAACTTATACAACAATCAGGGCAATCGCGTGTATGGTAGGTTGCAGTTGTTAGATCCACAAAACGATTTTGCAACCGAAGAAATGAAAATTGAAATTGAATTTGGAAGTACACCACTTGCATTAATTCAAGGCACTGATTATCCCATTCCAAAATTCATCAATTCAAGTGTTGAGTACGTTAACCCAACACCGCGCATTTTGTATCGCTGCAACAATCAACTTTTACCCATTCATTTTTTAGATGATGACACGCTAACCATTGACACTAATTTTGAGTTGCCAATGTTCCATCACTATTACGAATACAACGGGGGATTGAATGTCAACGATTGGAATTTTGGACAAGAAACACCACTGCACCCCGTTGATTCGATACCGCATAAAACAATGTACGCGAGATATTGGAACGATTACATCGCTAACATTTACGCTCCTGACGCACGAATAATGGAAGCGTTTTTTGCGCTCGAATTTGCAGACATTTATGACTTTAAATACAACGATGAAATCTTTATTAAGGATTCTTATTGGCGCATTTTAGAGATTAAAGATTACGTTGTTGGAATGCAAGAAAGTGTGAAGGTCAAACTAATGAAATTAGTTAGCGTTACACCCGATTGTTTGCTCACTCCCGTTGCCATTGATACAAATGGACAAGTGCAATTTTACGATGCGAACAATGACCCTGCCGCAGCAACGGAAATATGTTGTGAAAACTATGGTTACACATGGGATGGCACTGCGTGTTATGCGTTTATACGCGATGGCGGCACAACCAAACCGCAAGACACAACGGGAACGGGTAAACCAACGGGAAATGTAGATAAAGACCCATTGGCAAACTTTGTAAATGGAGACACCAACACCGTTAGACCCGGTAACGACACGTCATTGATAAGCGGAATAAAAAACTATTTGGGCGATAACAACGATGTTAGTTTGGTAGTCGGTAAAAATCTAATTGTTGCCAATAATTTGGGCGGTAATATAGTCGCATTAGGAAGCGCAGCAAATGTGATTAACAAAGGAATGACGATTGGGGGTGCAGGTAGTTACACTGGTCAAGTTCAAAGTGGAATTGTTCACCTTTTTGGTAATGGCGATTTCACTGATAACACAACTTACATCGATTTGAAAATCGAAAATCTTGAAAGCTACAATATCCCAACCAATACGATTTGGGTTTTAAAGATTTTGTTGAGTGGAATGCAGAACACTGGCGCGGATGGAACGATTACGGGTGAGTATAACTTGCACATCGTAAACCGCTCGACAACGGTTTTATTTATCAACGCAACTACTATTGATGAAACATTCAACAACTTTACGGGCTATCTTGTTTGGGATGTCGTAATTAGTGGAGAAACATTTTACCCACGCGTCAAGTTAGTAGGAAGCGCAACGTATCCTGAAAACAATATTAAGTTAACCGCATTAACCACCTTCACACAATATCATTATGAATAATCCGCAAATCACTTTTAAGAATGTCCAACAATTAATTGAGTTAGGACATGGTGCACATTTACCAAACAATAAAAACAATATGCCCAATTGGCTAACTACGCTTATTAATTTGAGCGTTATTGCTACATTGATATTGGGAACTATTTACATTTTTAATTTGATATAATGGCAAAACAAGAAGTAGTAATTGAGGTCGATATACAAGGCACTGCAAAGGTCGAATCCATGCGCACGCAAATGCGTAAGCTGCGCGAGGAGTTAGCGACATTACCCGAAGGAACTGCCGAATTTGACCGAGTACAAAGGCAACTCGGAGATTTAAAAGACCGAATGGATGACTTGGGTAAATCAGTCAACACGGTAAGTGGTGCGCCATTGGAACGCTTGAATAATTCGATGTCAATGATAGGTAGTTCTATTCTATCACTCGACTTTGAAAACGCGCTCACTGGCGTTAGGGGAATGACCAGCGCAATGAAGGATTTTAAATTTGGAGATTTAGCAAAGGGAGCGAAAAGTTTTGGAAGCACAATTTTTGATTTAGGAAAAACAATCTTAACCAACCCAATTTTTTTATTAGGTGGAATCTTAATTGGCATTATTGCAAACTTCGAAAAGTTAGTCAACGCAGGTGGATTGGTTGGTAAAGTTTTCGGATTCATTAAAGAGCAAATTGATTTCGTTATTGATGGCATTACTGACTTCCTTAATTGGACGGGTTTAATTGATACGGAAGCGAGCGAACGTGCAGAGGAAGCAAAGAAGCGGAACGAAGAAATGTTAGCGGATTTGCAGAAAGCAAATGACGCGGTGCAAAAGATGCGCGATGACTTGGCAAGAGGTCGCATGACTGAACGCCAAAGAGAATTAGCAGACATTCAGAAGTGGTATGACGATCAATTGTGGTTGGCTCGTGGTAATGCAGATTTGCAAAATGAAATTGGTGAACTTGCACGAATAAAAAGACAAGAGATAAATGATAAATATGATGCTGCCGAAGACGCAAAAAGAAAAGAGCGCGAAGAAAAAAGACGCAAAGAAGAAGAAGCAAGATTAAATGAACAAATAAAAGCTAATCGTAGAGCAGCAGATGCCATTACTGAACAAATAAAAAAGGATAGTAAAACGCAAGGTGAAATAAGGTTGCAAGAAAACTTTAAAAGCACTCAAGGCACTATTCAATTAATGACCGATGAGGAACTTGCCGAGTATGATAAGAACGAAAGGGTAATAGAAGGACAACGCGCACTTGAAGCGTCCAAATATGAATTAGCCGCAGCCACTATTGATGGCATGATGTCGCTTAATGACTTGCTTACAAGCGCAGGAATACTAAACGCAGAAGAATCGTTTAAAGTAGGGAAAGCGTTACAATTAGCGCAAGCCACAGTGAGCGCAATAACGGGAACTCAAAACGCATTTACAACGGCATCAGCTTCACCCATTGCAACAGCGTTTCCAGGTTATCCGTTTGTGATTGCAGGTATAGCAGCCGCAGCAGGAGCGGCAAACATCGCAAAGATTGCTTCGATGAGATTTAATAAAGATGGAAGCCCACCACCACCTTCACCACCACCACCAAGCGGCGGTATGGGTGGAAGTACAAACGCACCTGCGTTAGACCTTTCATTCATTAATCAACAAACAAATAAGGCGCAACCGCTACAAACGTATGTACTCGCTACAAATGTGAGCAATGCGCAAGAAGCGGAACAAAAAATTAAAGACCAATCAAGAATAATAAAATGAGCGAATTTAAAGTAATTGAATACACCATCGATGACAGTGGTTATCTTGGTGTAAATTGTATTTCATTAGTCGATAAACCTGCAATTGAAATTGATTTTGTCGCGTTGAAATCTGCAAAGAAAATGAATCATGCAGCAGTTGATGAAGGAGAGCGCAGGATGTTGTATGGCGCGGTTATGCTACCCGAACAATTGATATACCGGGTTGATTCTTTAGGCGGTGAATACTATGCGAAATACAGCGCAGAAACGATTAATAAAATCGCGCAAGAATATCTTAAACGCAATATGCACCACAACAGCAATCTTCAACACGAGATACCCATTACGGGTTGTACGGTTGTCGAGAGTTGGATTAAAGAAGGAGAGCATGATAAGAGCCAAAACTTTGGATTCAACTTTCCTGATGGTACATGGTGCATTGGTATGAAAGTCGATAACGAAGAAGTATGGCAATCAATTAAACAAGGCGATGTAAAAGGATTTTCATTAGAAGGATTCTTTACCGAGTTGAGCGATGAATATCTTGCTGAACAAGAAATTGAAAAGATAATGAGAGAACTAACCACCGAGTTAAATTCGTGAGTTGGTAAATTACCCGACAAACAAAAAGCCCCCTACGTTTAGGGGGTTTTTCGTACAAAGGAAAACTTAAACAAAACACAAACTAACTATGAACTACAAAACAAAAGTAGGTTGAATGCTACATATATACGAGAAAATAATTTTAACAATGAATAAAGTAAATGAAATCGTGAGTAAGTACGCAGATCGTTTGAAGTCATTTGGCATTAAGCTAAGTGCGGAAGGCGAAATCGAGGCGGCTGCTCCTGTAAAGATGTCCGTTGCGATTCTTAAAGATGGAACGGAAGTAAGTTCACCCGATGAAATGATTGCCATTGGCAGTCCTCTTTTCATTAAGGATGCAGAAGGCAATGATGTTCCTGCTCCAGATGGAAGACACGAAACTGCTGAAGGTAAATACATCGTCACCGTTGGTGGTATTGTAACTGAAATTCTTGAACCCGAAATGGAAGAAGAAGTTACCAAAGAAGAGCAATCCGCTTTTGAAGGTGTAACTAAAGAGGAATTTGAATCAACTATCAATGCGCTAATTGAGCAATTTGAAAGCCGCATAAATGCGTTGAATAGCGAGAAAGCTCAACTATCCGCACAAGTTGAAAAGATGAGCAAACAACCTGCAACCGAAAGCGTGAAGAAAGTAAACGCGCCTGCTGTGGCTGCTCCAATCAACTTGGCTAAAATGGATTCTAAAAATAGAATCTTCGCAATCATGAATAAATATAAATCTTAAAAATAAAAAAAGAAAATGGCTGATAGCTTAACAATCAACAGTTCATCTTATGCGGGTGAATTAGCGTTACCGTATATCAACGCTGCCATCCTTTCAGGGGATACATTGGCAAAAGGATACGTTACTCTTAAAGAGGGTGTAAAATACAAAGCGGTATTAAAGAAGTTGTCAAACGCTGCATCTTTGGTACAATCTGCAACTTGCGACTTTTCTCAAGCAGGTGATTTGAATTTGGACGAGTCAGTTTTGACTGTTTCGGATTTGAAAGTTAACTTGGAACTTTGTAAAAAAGAATTTGCACGTGATTGGGAAGCTGCTCAAACTGGACGCGGATTTATTAACGATGTTGTTCCTGCTAACTTCTCCGATTTCTTAATCGGTTATGCTGCTGCTAAAGTTGCTGAAAACATTGAGTACACAATTTGGCAAGGTAACACAACTGTTGGTTCTACTTATCCTGCTTTCAATGGTTTTGAAAAAACTGTGAATGTATCAGCTGCTTATTATCGTGCAGGATGGGCATCAACTGGTGGAACAATGACTGTTACAAGTATCATCGAAAACTTGAATCAAGTAATCGACAACTTGCCCGTTGCTATGATTGGAAGTCCTGAAACAAAGTTATACATGAATCGCCAATCTGCTCAGTTCTATCGTCAAGCGGTAGCCGCAGAAGGTTATTTGCAACAATTCCAAGCGTCAAGTGATTTCAATTTGCAATTCAACGGATATGACATTTATGTTTGTCCAGGTATGAGCAACGGAACTGTAATCGCTGCACAACCTTCGAATATGTTTGTTGGTGTTGATGCTAATTCTGATTTCGCTGAAGTGAGAGTAGTTGATATGTCTTTAACTGATGCGTCTGATAACGTACGTATGGCAATGAGATTCCGCGTAGGAGTTCAAGTTGGTGTATTGGGCGATATTGTTTATTGCTATAACGACTAATTAATTAACCACATATAAAAGGGGAGTGGTTACGACTGCTCCCCATTTTATTAAAATAAAAATATAAAAACATGAGTTGTACAATAAGCGCTGGATTCGGATTGCAATGCAAGGATGGAATTGGCGGAATCAAAAAAATCTATTTGAATGCTCAAAGTTTATTCGCAGGTGAGTTGACAATTGACGCACCAACCGAAATGATTACAGCTTCTTCTTCTGCCGCAAGTTTGTTTGAATTTGTATTGCCAAAATCAACGGGTAGCTTCACAGAGGAAGTGGCATCGAGTGTTGAGAATGGAACAATTTTCTACACGCAAACAGTTACCGCATCATTTCATAAATTAAGCTACCAACGCAGAAAGCAATTGGAGTTAATTGCTCAAAATCGTTTGTTTGTTGTTGTGTTAGATAACAACGATAACTATTGGGTTGTTGGTTATGAGGATGGCGCGGAAGTAACCGCAGCATCTACCATGACTGGAGTAGCCAAAGGAGACATGAATGGTTATACCATCACTCTGACGTCAGATTCCAAGAACAAAGCGTATCGAATTGAAGATGGAGTATTTGCTTCTGACTTCAACATTGATGCAGCTACACCCGTTTAATACATTTGCAGAGTGAATTACCTGCAATCTAATACCGCATCTCAAACTCTCCTGCTCTCATTGAAGCAGGGGAGTTTACTTTTTTCAACAACTTACACCGATTACTTATTGGTGTTACAAAATGAACTAACTTCGGAATTGTTATATGTGATTCCAACAATCATAGATGAAAACGATAGGATTACAACTCTGGGTATTAGTACGAATGCAGATAATCCAACTAACGCATCGATTCTCGTCACTCATGGTGGCCGTTGGAATTTTATTGTTTACGGTCAAAATTCAAATAGTAACTTGGATCCTACTTCTGTTGATGTGGTCGGTGAAATTGAAAGAGGTTTTGTTCAATTCAGTTCGCTCATTAATTACTACGACCAACCAACACTAACAATTCCATCTGATATCGAATATAATGCCTAATATAGTTGACGAAATAAAACAAAGGATTGGAGCAACGCAAGTTGAATTGTCCAAATACATAAAGATTCAACCAATAGAGGTTGAAGATAGGAAGGGATTTGTGAGTTATGGGGAAGGGAATACCTTTCCAAATTACATCATTGAATTATACAACGAATCGCCAGTACACGGAAGCATTGTAAATTCAATTGCGTTCATGATTGCAGGCCAAGATTTCGTTAGTACAAACGCACAGGCATCAACTGAAATAGCGAGATTAGGATTAGATAAGATAAGACACAGCACCGCGTTAGATTTGAAGCTACATGGTGGTTTTTATTGGGAAGTAATTTGGTCGATGGATAGAAGTACCATTGCGCAAATTAATCACTTGCCATTCGAGAATTGTCGCTTGTGTGTTAGTGATGATAACGATGATGTGAGTGGTATTTATTACTCTCGAGATTGGAACGACACTCGTAAAAAGAAAAATATACCTTCGTATATTCCGATGTTTAATCCTGATTACAAGGATGAATTTCCAAAACAAGTGATGTTCGTACATTCGATTGTACCGGGTAGCGAATACTATCCCAAACCCGATTATATAAGCGCAGTAAACAACATCGAGTTAACGCGTCAGATTAGCGAGTACCAAGTTAATTTAATTCTAAATGGATTCTTTCCTTCTTTGATTACATCGTTTAATAATGGCATTCCATCGTTAGAGGAACAGCGCATGATTAAGAACCAATTGCAGCAAGCCATACAAGGCGCGGAGAATGCAGGAAAGGTTCTAACATTCTTTAACGAAGATAGAGATCGTGGAGTTGAGTTTACTCCGTTTCCAGTGTCCGATATGGACAAACAATTTGAAACGTTAGTAGGGCAAGCGGTTGAATCTATATTAGTCGGACATCGTGTGACAAGTCCTTTGCTTTTTGG